ACCTTCAGTGGTGTTAGATGGGTAGATCAAGTTGCTGCTGGACTTTCTTATCGAGGAACATGGGATGCAAGAACTCAAGCTGAAGGCGGAGCTTCTGGTAATGGCGGTAACCCAGATTTATTACTACAAACTGTAGCGGCAGGATACTATTATATAGTAAATGTGGCTGGTTCAGTAAATTTAGACGGTGTCACTGACTGGAACGTTGGTGATTGGGCTGTATATAGCGATAGTGGAGTTTGGCAAAAAGTAGACAATACATCTATTTTATCTGGATCAGGAACATCATCCACAATACCTATGTGGCTTGGTTCAACAACCTTAGGAAACTCACCAATAAAAAGAATTATAAATGGCGCAAATGTTTTTGTTAATATAGCCGATGTTTTTTTAGCAGGAACAACTTCTACAGGGTTTACTAATTGTATAACTTTAAATGATGAAAATAATACAAATTCAGCAAACTATACTTTAGCCTCAGGAGAATCTACAGAAGCAACTGCATCGCACGCAATAGCAATGGGTTTTGGCTCAGTAGCATCAGGAATAGAATCGCTAGCGATAGGAAAAAACAATACGGCTAGCGGATTAAACTCAACTGCTATAGGTAAAACAAATGTAGCTTCAGGCACGCTTTCTACAACATTAGGATTTCAAAACACTGGGACTGGAATATATTCATTTGCCGCAGGTTTCAATAACACTGCAGGACCATTAGGATCTCCAGTAGCAATTGGCTCAGTTAATGTAGCTAGCGGAGCAAACGCAATAGCAATAGGTCAAGGAAATCAATCAACGGGCGCTGACTCATTGGCATTAGGAAATGCAACGGTAGCTAGCGGAACTTGCTCTACGGCATTTGGAAAATCAAGTGTAGCTTCAGGACAATTTTCATTAGCTGGAAATGAAACTTCAACAGCTGCTGGAGATCATTCAATAGCATTAAACCAACAATCTACTGCAGGACATAATTTTGGTGTTACTTTAGGACAAGGAACATCTACATCTGTAATTAACCAAACAATTGTAGGTCTTTGGAATAATACATCTCTTGTGGCAGGAGAACTGTTTACGATAGGAGTAGGTACTTCAGACGCATCTAGATTAACAGGATTAAGATTTACTCATACATTAGGTTTAAGCACCCTAACTGTAACAGGAGATATGAGAGCCACCGGGAAACTATTAGACTCTTCAGGAGCCTCAGGAACAGCCGGTCAACTACTGTCGAGTACTGGAACGACAACAGCTTGGATTAACGATAATGTTGGAAGTGTAAGTGGAACTGGAACTGGAGGAGTTTTACCAGTATGGGCTGGAGTCGGAACTTCAACAACTTTAGAGGATTCATTAATTACTCAGACAACAGGCCCGGATAATATAAAATTCAGGTCAGGTGGTGCATCAAAGTTAGAGTTTAACCTAACGAATAACACAATTAGAGCATTTGATTTATCAACTATAACAGATGTAGGAACAAATAATTTTTTAGCGGGAACATCAATCACAACTGCAGCAAGTACTAGTTTTAACTTTATATTTGGAGACACAAACTCCACTACAGGCAGCGCGGGTACTATTATAGGTAAAAACAATGTTGTATCATCTACTTTAAACGCAATAGCATTAGGGACAGGAAATGAAGTAAGCGGAGTTAATTCAATTTCTATAGGAAATTCTTCCAGATCTTCTGGCCTAAACTCTATAGCTTTTCAAGCGTCTGTCTCTAGCAATACAAATTCTGTATCTTTTGCAGACTGTACAGCAAGTGGAGTTGGATCATACGCAATGGGTAAAGGAGCTACAGCTTCTGGAGACGGTTCTACTGTATTCGGACAAAACACTGTAGCCGCAGGATTTAAGTCATTTGTAATAGGAGACGCTTCTTTGACAGATGCAGCAGGAATAAGCGCCTTTGCTGGAGGAACTCAATCAGAAGCAAAAGGATTAAACGCATTTGCCTTTGGAGCAACTGCAACCGCAACTGCAGATCAAGCTGTAGCATTTGGGTCTGGATCAAACGCGACTGCAGGTGATGCTATTAGCTTAGGTCTAAGCAATACTGCTTCAGGAATACAATCTTTTACTTTAGGGTCTTCTAATAGTTCATCAGGAGCTAGATCAGGATCACTGGGAAGTCAAAATACATTAGCAGGCGCTGAATCTTACGCGCTTGGAGCCAACAACATAACATCCAGTACAGGTGTAAACGGTGTTGCAATAGGAAAATCAAACAGCGTATTTAATACTGAAGCAATTGCAATAGGAGTAAGCAATACTGCAAGTGGTATAAATTCAATAGCAGCCGGTAAACTATCTGTATCTAGCGGAACTATATCTGTAGCTTTAGGTAATAGTACAACAGCAAGCGGCACAAGTTCATTTGCAGCAGGACAAAACACGGAATCTACAGGATTAGCATCAACTGCAATGGGTTACTTAACAGATGCAACTGGAGATCATTCAACATCAATGGGTGACAATACGTTAGCTAGCGGGATAGACTCTACAGCAACTGGACAATCTACAACTGCAAGTGGAGGAGATTCTTTCTCAGCTGGACTAGGAACTGTAGCTGATCAAGCACAACAGTTCTCTATAGGTAGGTATAACGTAGCAGGAAACACGGATTCGTTATTTGACATTGGAGTAGGTACGGCAGATGGTTCAAGAGCTCTAGGTCTAGAGTTTACAAACTCAGTTGCTAGCGGAAGTAAATTAAACGTAACAGGATCATTCCAAGCTTCAGCAGAAATATTTGATTCTTCAGGAGCTTCAGGTACTGCAGGACAAATCTTATCTTCAACAGGAACAACAACAGCGTGGATTAATGCAAGCGGAGGAGCTTCTTATTTGCCATTAGGCGGTGGAACAATGACAGGCTCATTAATTTTAGGAGATAATATTCAGCTTCAATTAGGAGCTGGAAACGATATGCAAATTTATCACGATCCCGCACCAGCTGGAGGTGGAGAAAACTTATTTTTTAATACGGCTGGAACTTTAATATTTAGACAAGGAACAGATGATGGATCAATGATCTTTGAGTCTGATAATGGAGCTGGATCTACAATAGAATATTTTAGATTAGATGGGTCACTAGCAATAGAAAATGGATTACACTACACTAAATTCCCAGATTTAAGTGTTATAGCATTTGGTACAGGAGAAGATTTACAAATTTATCATGACGGTGCTAATAGTTACATTAAAGAAGTTGGCACAGGTAATTTAATATTAAGCGGAGCAAGTGAAATTAGCTTAAAGAGTGATACAGACGAAAGAATGTTACAAGCTAATGCAGAAGGCAGCGTTCAACTATTTCATAATAACGTTGAAAAACTTAACACATCAACATCTGGAGTTTCAGTTAGCGGGTCTGTAAGTGTAAATGGTCAGTTAAATCTAACTGCATTAAATACTGCACCAGCAAATGCAACTGACGCAGGAACGTTAGGGGAAATAAGATATGCAGCAGACTACATATACGTATGTACCACAACTGGGGTCGCTGGAAGCGCGGTTTGGGTAAGAGCAGCTCTTACTACCTGGTAAATTAAATTAAAATAAAATAAAATAAAATGGATATAAGGAAAATCTCCGTTGGAGCAGACTATAAGTCTAGCGCTATGCATTATATTGTAGGCCAAGATGTCTTGGGTGGGAATTACAAAATTCACTTAATAAAATTTATCGAACAAAATGATTCTATTAAAATATGGATAGAACAAAAAGATGAAGTGTTATTGTGGAAAGAATTTAACTCCAACATGCCAGTATCAATTGAATATAATATAAACTTTTAATGAGATCTCCTTTTTATTTTATAACCAAACCGGTTAGCGGAAGAAGATACGATAATATAAAAAAAATTGGTGATATAGACTTTATCACTAGCGTATCGCAAGAAGACCACACCTCAACAAATAGATTTGCAGAAGTAGTTTCTGTTCCTTTGGGATACATAGGTGAAATAAAACCTGGGCATATATTATTGGTTCATCATAATGTTTTTAAAATATATTATGACATGAGAGGAAGAGAAAAAAGTGGTAGAAGTTTCTTTAAAGAAGATTTATATTTTATAGACTTTGATCAATTCTTTTTATATTACAATGATGTAAAATGGCAAACTCATTCTAAATATTGTTTTGTAAAACCTCAAGGTTTAAAAGAGTCTTACATCTTAAAGCCAGGTTCGGAAGAACCACTTACAGGGACTGTGGTTTATGGAAACGAAGAATTAAAAAGCCTAGGCGTTCAGCAAGGTGATGAAGTAATTTTTGAGCCAGAAAGCGAATATCCTTTTTATATTAACGGAGAAAAACTTTACAGAATGTTTACCAACAACATAACAATAGTTTTATAATGGATGTATCAAAATTAAAACTTCAAATTATAGACGCTGGAAAACAGGCAGTTACGCAATTAATAAAAGTTGCAAAAGAAGATATTATTAAATATGAAGCAGATGATGAACTAGCTCCAGATAGATTAAAAAACGCAGCTGCTACAAAAAAATTAGCAATATTTGATGCTTTTGAAATACTGACTAGAATAGAATTAGAAAAAGAATTATTAAGCGGAGAAGGCAAACAAGATAACGACAGTAAACAAGGATTTGCAGAAAGACGATCAAAATAAAATATATAGAACATTAGATAATTATATATCAAAGCAGGTTTTCATAAAAAGAAACCAAAATAAGTCTTGGGTGTATGGTTATGATTTAAAACATGATCTTGTCGTAATAAGCAAAGATGGAACAGTCGGAGAAATTTGCGAAATAAACGGAGTAAAAATAGGCCTTCCTACAGCTCCTAAAAAAATATACAAAAGAGACGTTAAGAAAAAAGAACAATACTGGGAATCTTTTCCTTACTCAAAAGAACTTGCAAAAATATCTTCTATATTTCAATGGCATGATATGCCTAAACATTTTAAAGTAAAATGGGTAGATTATATAGAAGAGGAATTTGACAAAAGAGAACAAGGTTATTGGTTTTATAATAACGGAAATCCAACTTATATAACGGGCACACACTACATGTATTTGCAGTGGACAAAAATTGATGTTGGGCATCCCGATTACAGGGAGGCTAATAGAATATTTTATATTTTTTGGGAAGCCTGTAAAGCAGATGATAGGTCTTTTGGAATGTGCTATTTAAAAATTAGACGTTCTGGGTTTTCTTTTATGGGTTCGTGCGAAGCGGTTAATACAGCTACTATAAACAAAGATGCTAGGATAGGTATTTTATCTAAAACAGGTGCGGATGCAAAAAAAATGTTTACAGATAAAGTAGTTCCTATTTCTAATAATTTTCCATTTTTCTTTAAACCTGTTCAGGATGGTATGGAT